ATTTATTTGCCAAGGTTGAATAATCATAATGATGTGACCCCAATGACGCGCATAATTCTGCCATCAATTCATCGATTTTATAGGTTGGGATATTATCATACAATTGGTCCATTATTTTTAAAACAAGATTACTGTAATGAATCGTTATCTCTGGAGCAAGTTGCTTTAAACGTATAATAATTTTATTATAAGATATTTCTTCAACGGTGCCATTCCGTTTAATAACATTCATTATTCAGTATGTTCCATTTTGTTTATATTTATTTTAGTATTTCTTTTACGGGGGGCTCTTGCGCTATAATCGCCTAATCTCTCTACACAAATGGTCTGCCAAATTTCATTTAGTTGTATGATTGCGTATTTAAACCATTCAGGCTTTCGTTTGATTAATACACATGAATATATATTCAATTTCCAATACACATTTTTAATCCATTCTCCTTCATTATTCATATTAGCATCCAACCACTGATTAATATTATCCTCCGTTGTAATATCAAATGGCATGTAATAATATTTATATTCACCGTTAAAGACATACACCATAATTACACCCTTTCTCTCTTCGGATATATCATTTATAAAATCATTATAACTATCAAACTCTGTAAATTTAGTTTCGACAAAGTCACACTCGTTTAAATCACATACTTCCATTTGTAATAATGTTTGAATATAATAATCTAATTTGGGTATTCCATTTATCTCTCTCGATACAACATTTTTAATCTCAATCATTCGTCCAAAATTATTTTTTCCAACAACAATGCCATCAGGCGATGCTGCCAAAAAGGAATGCTCGTTATGTTCTATACAACCGAAATCTTGAATTTTAGTTTGGTTTATATCTTCATAAATCATACGCGTCAAGGGTTCATATTTATGTCCCCATGTCATTGCTGTTTCAGATAAATTAACATGCCTTGACTCTGGATTATATTCATCAATTGGTTTACATTTTTCATAAATTAATTGATTTTTACTTGATTGAGTGCCAAATGCCTTCCATGCGTTACTTGCCGTAATATGTGAATGCCTAAATGTGTACCATTCGGGTGTATGCTGTCCTGGTTGCGGTTTATTTTCCAAATATTTAATATGCTCTTCTGTAACATTTTCTGTGCTTGGATAACTCGGGCAACATCTTTCCAAGTTTAAATTTAAGTTATGTAAACATTCTTTTATATCTTGCTCTGTAACATCCTTATATTCAATTTCTTTTTTTACTAATTTTGTAATAAGTTCTTCGTAATTCGGACATACTATATATTCAGGATGTTCTTTTACAATATTTATAACAATAGTTTCCATTTCACTATATATATTATTAATATTCTGTTTATATAGGTTGAATAATCTTTTTAGTTTTTTTACGTGTTGACAATTCAGCACTAATTGTAAATCGCCGTGTATCAGGGTTGAAACTAAGTCCTCCAATTTGCTCGATAAACCCTTCATCTTGGTTATAAGTTAATTCATTATTCTTACTCAATTTTTTACGCTCCATTGTAATGTTAAAAAAACGTGTAGCAGTTGCCATTTCTTCCTCTGTTAAATTATATTCTGGTTTTAACACATTATTCACATAATTTTTTATCTTTTTTGTTTTTTCAGTCTTGGTAAGTTTAGACCAAATTCCCCTTTTATTATTTTCAATATCCATATTCAAAAAATTATTAATTGCCTCCTCGCTCGTATCTATAGTGCTTTCAATATTGGTTCCGGTTGAAATAAGGGTGCGGTATTTTAAACTATTAAATTCTTTACATTGTTCTGCCATTTAAATATAATATAAAAATATGTTTAACCTTTTTATAATGAAACATATAAATTTTAATGACCCTCAATCAAAAAAGAAAGTATTTGACATAGATATAAATCAATTTGAAGTGATAGAACAACTCTATAATAAAGGCATTAATAAAGAGTTTGAGGATGAAATTAAAAAAAAATTACATGCTTACAAATCGCAAGATAAAATCAAACATAAATTCAATGAAGAATTAATAATTACCTACGACCAAATTATATCCAAACTATATGAATCCAAATTAAAATGTTATTACTGTTTGTGCGATATGGTTATATTATATAATAAAAAAAGACAAAATACTCAATGGACATTAGAGAGATTAAATAACAATATAGGACATTATGACTCAAATACATGTATTTCTTGTTTAAAATGTAATTTACAACGTAGAACCGATAATTATGAATATTTTAAACAAGGAAAACAAATAAAAATTAATATAATTAAATAAAAACTTAAAAGTATAAATGCCTAAGATATTAAATGGTATGTGAAAGTCAAAATGAATTATTATTACATAAACTAATGTTATTTTATAATGATTCCAATAATTTAACTCGCATGCTTAGTATTATTAATGGAGAATCTAAAATTTCACTTCGAATCGTAGATTGGTTTTCGACGAATTATGCCAAAAAGTTTTTTACCATTTATGAAACAGACACATGTTCACGGTTTAGAGTGTATAATGATTATAAACTTAAATTAAAAGCTTATTCAAAACGACGATTTGACCCATTCTGTAGATGGGACCGAATTAAAGTCCCTTTTGGTGATAAAGAATTTAGCATTGAAACTACTATAGGACAACTCAATTTTTTTAAATGGGCGATTGAAAATAAAATTATACATTTCATTGAACATAATTATGAGTCAATTGAAAATGATATGAATTCAAACAATAGTATATCGAAGGCAAAAAAACATAACGATTCTGTAGGTAAAACTAGAAAGAGGAGGGAGGAATTATCAAAGTCGGCGGCCAAATGCTTAAAAAAAGAAAAAATTGATGTTGTAGTAAAATTTGATTAAATATTTAATACTATAATTATAAATGGGTAATGTTTATTCTTCATATTCATCATATGACTTTGATGTAATTTCTAATAAAATTATGTCAGAGTATGATATGGTTTTAATTAATACAATGCCCGATACACAACAGAGCTGTTTGATTAAAACTACAATAAAGGCAAATAAAGAAACCGAATATATAAACGAATTATACAAAATAAATAAAAAGAAAGAAATCATTATATATGGCAAAAATCACAGAGACTTAAAAATTATTGAAAAATACAATCAATTAAAAAAATTGGGATTTACTAACGTTCATATTTATTTTGGAGGATTATTTGAGTGGTTATTATTAAAAGAATATTATGGTGAAATAAATTTCCCTATTGATGGCAAAATGGGAGATATATCTCAGTATAAATAAAATTTCGGAGTATAAATAAAATTGAATTAGTTCAAACTCAATAATAGAGAGATATCACAGTTACAAAATGGACGCCTTCCGCCAACAGAAACTCACTCGCTCAGAATGGAACAGCATTGAAAAGCCAGTCGATGAAAAGGAAAAAACAATCCTTAAATTGATTAAAAATGGTTTGACAGAAAGGGGTAAAGTATATTTGTTTAATACGATTAACGATGTAGTTCATTTGGACCACGCCGAAAAAGATTATTACATTTACATTCATCTGTTGAAGGAACTCATTGACCCTATTATTCAAACATATGGTCTTGTCATGGTCCCCATTGTAGCACCCAAAAAGAAATTAAATGCCGCTGACACAATTCGACTATCTAATCAAAAGAAGAAATTGACGGACAATATTGAAACCACTATAATACAATTACTAACTTTGTTCTTCAAAGAAAGCCAAAAAAAGAGGTGCGAACTATACATTTATAATATATGTTATTTAGTGAATACATATACTATAAATAAATATCTTGGAGCCATTATAACCGACTTTATTGAAAAATACAACCCTAAAATGGATATTATTAATTTCTTCGAAAATATTGACCGATTTATTGAAACAAATCCTATATTCGATTATAAACCATTGGAACTATACGACCATCAAGCCCAAGTATTCGACTTATTTAAAACACAGCCAACTGACCCAACACTTATATTTTATCGAGCACCAACCAGTTCAGGCAAAACGCAGACCCCACTTGGACTATGTAGTCAATATAGGGTAATCTTTATGTGTGCGTCCCGCCATATCGGAATCAGTTTGGGTAAAAATGCCGTGAATGCGGGTGTAAAGGTTGGATTTGCGCTTGGATGTGAAACCGCCGATGATGTTCGACTACACTTTTCAGCAGTCAATACTTATAAAACATATACTCGGCCTGATAAATCTGTTGGAAACAAACCAGACCACACAAATGGTCTTAAAGTAGAAATGCTAATTTGCGACATACAGTCATACGAAATTGCCATGCTATATATGACGTCGTTCTTCGATATCAATACGATTATTACTGTTATGGATGAGCCAACTATTACAATGGATTATGCGGAACACGAGCTACATCAGCATATTTCTAAAATTTGGGAGGTTAACGTAATTAAACACATTATATTTTCGTCGGCAACCTTGCCTAATGAGGAAGAACTTTTGCCAATGATTGAAAGGTTCAAGACTCGGTTCGAGGGTGCCAAGGTTCACTATATCGAAACGATTGATGAAACAACAAATATTTCACTATTAGATAATTCAGGAAATGTTATTATGCCGCATACCATTTTCAAAGAGCCGGAAGAGTTGGCGCAATTCATTGAAGTAAATGGTAAAACACATTTCAAATTCCTAAGTGTTGTTGAATGTTCTATATTCATTATGTATGTTTGCCGCAATGTATTTAAAAATATTGGTATGATTAAAGAATATTTTAAAAGCATTGATAAAATTAATACACAATCAATTCGTAATTATTATTATTATATTATTAAAAAAATAAAGAAGGATGAGCTTGATTTCATTATACAGTCCTATTCTAGTTTCCGAGAATTAAAATCGGTAGACGTTGGAATTGATATTACTACCAAAAATAGTTATACCTTGACGTATGGTCCAACTATATTCCTATGTAAAAATATTCAAGTATGGGTAGATTACTTTATAGAAAATAGCGGGATTCACTTTTCGATATACGACCAACTCGAAAAGTCAATCGCATTTAATAACGACCTGTTTGATAAAATTTCAAAAAAAAGAATGATGATTGAAGATAGAACTGCCAAAGACCAAGAGAACGAAAATAAAATGAAGGACCAACGATTTGACCCAGAAACCAAACGACTTATTAGCGAGATTGAGGCACTGGAACGCACATTCAAACCACTTAAACTCAATAATGTTGACATACCAAATACTCGCGAACACTTTATGCGTTGGACTAATAAAAAATATGAGGACTCGAATGCGTTTACTAGTAATATAGATGCTGAATATGTTAAACGGATTATGAGTTTAACGATTGATACTAAGCATAAAATTCTGCTCTTGATGGGAATTGGAATATTTAATCCGGAAGAAAAAATGGGTGATTATAATGATATTATGAAAGAATTGGCAGAACAAAAATATTTAATGTGTATTGTAGCAAGCAGTGATTACATTTACGGAACAAATTATCAGTTTTGTCATGCGTATTTGACAGAAGATATGACTGAATTTATGACACAAGAAAAGATTATTCAAGCGATTGGACGTGTTGGACGTCGCGATAAAAATAAAAAGTTTACATTCAGATTTAAAAATGATGAGATGGTTCAAAAACTCTTCATTAAAAATAATACGGTTGAAAGCGACAATATGAATAAGTTGTTCTTCTAAATAATAAAAAAATATATATTAATATTTTTTATTTGAAACGTTTATAAGTTAAAAATAATTTAAACAATATACGATAAATACTTATAATGGAGATTGATAAATTTATTACTATTAATTATGTTAATCATTCAGGTATGCTTATTATGGAAATCATAGTAAATCATGCGTTACCAACTCAATTACAGTGGACTTTTGCCATTGAAGAAATAAAATCAAATATCGCTAATATTGCTAAATCTAATATTAATTTTGGTTTTGTGTTTGATATAACTAAAGTCGGCTTTATATCCATGTCCTATATTAAAGAGTTTATCCAAATTATGGTAGATAATTCGGATTTGCTTGAAGCCAAACTATATGGAACTTCCGCAATCGCACAAGGAAGTATTATTAAATATATTTTTGATTTAATTAATTTGTTCTATAAAACAAAAAAACCGCTTAAAATAGTAGATAATAGAGATAATGCTTTATTGTTTTTAAAAGAGTGTAAGAATTAAATCCCCATAATTCCAACCATATAGGCGAGGGGGTCATAGGCTGGTGTAAAATATTCGAGCTGTTCTATTTTGTCAAATACGATTTGAGCTGATTCGCGAGTCAAACAGCCGAGTGTTTGTTTTGCGACCTTGTCCGTTGGTCCAAATCCAAATGCGCCTGGCAAATATTCAGCACCCATACAATTTGCGCACATGAGCGGGATTGCTGCTGATTCATAATATTGTGGCGCAAGATTTTTTGATTTAGCTATTTCCATATAATCAGACAATTTATTGAGGCCGCGTTGATAATGTTCATCCTTTACAAATGTAGGGTGTAGTTGAATATCAATAATACTATTTCCTTCGTTTACACGCAATCCGTATTCAACTGGCGGCCTTGATACGACAAACATTCCGGTAGATGCCAACATATATTGATATATTTTTGGGTGAGTCATTTCGTAAAACGGGCTAAATGGATTCACCTTTTTGGGATTTGGAAACAATACATATCGTGTAACATCAACTGACATATTTTTCACTTTTGCGTTGGCGTGTTTTGCTTTTTCGATAAACCCATTCCATACTCCCGGAATTTTAATCAATTTGCCAGGTTCATCTGTTTGCTGTTGGTTGATTCCTGCGCCAAGAGTTCCGTCTTCATTTGCGCCAACCGTGATAACCGTTGCGTCTTGTGCGAATTTGATTGAGTTTAGTGTTACTGATGAGCAAGGCCCGCAATTGATAAAA